CGAATACGCCACACTGGATCGTTCGGTTATCTAACCTTACGATATCGGTGTCGTACGACTACGCTGCTGCCTTGGCTAGCAAAGACTCTTTAATTAGAGCCGGTGCTAGTCGTTGCATGCGCCAGTCGTCCCAAAAGGATGACACCATCCCCTCATTCTTTGCTAAGCAAAGAAGCCTCATGCCCAAAGGGCACCCCAGACTTATTGAACAGGTCTGGGACTCTATTCGGGCAGCTCTTGCTGCCTCGAATTATGAGTCCTTTGACATGTCCAAGTCGTCTGATCGTTCTGCTCTCGCAGGTATTACACGCCTCTCCCGATGGCTCGTCGACAACACTCGTTGTCAAGGAGCCGAAACTGCCATCAAGGAGTTCAAAGGTTACACCAGTGAACTCCGTCGATGGGCAGTTGAAGGAGTACCTATCAAAGATAGGAGGCGTGGTTTGTGCCGATTCTTCATCGGATCTCTCCGTACGATCATTGATAACACCTTGAAGGCGTTCCAATTTTCGTACGTGGGTCGAGCCTTGCCTAAAGCCAGTATAAAACTGGCCAATAAAGCGAAACTCGAACATAGGGAGAGTCTGATGAACCCACATGTTGAACCTTTGGTTCGACGAACTACGGGCTTCGTTTGGAAGAAGCCCGAGGTTGTGGGTAGAAAAGGCACTTGGGACAACCGCCTTAGGCGGAAGTCTTATACCTACGAGACTGTCAGAGACCAGAACTTGATTGATGAAATCAAGTCTTGGGCCGCACGTTGGTCGAAAGAGTTTCTTAGAGACTCTTTCAACCCTTGCGTACCATCTGGTAACTCTGCCTGCGTTGCTTCTAATAGAAGCAACGGCGGAACGAATAGGGTTGTCCTTACGGACATTAGTGAGGCAAGTTCTCATGAGGATTTCAAAGCCATTCGGCAAGAATTCCTCAAAACACCTTATGAGTGCTCCAAAATGGAGTCCACTCAGCTCCCCTACCAGCTCAACGCTCATTATTATAATGAGCTTGTTAAGCTCCCTCGCAGTGAAGTCTGCAAAGCAGAGGTTGTGATCCTTCGTGAATCTGGTTTTAAGACCAGAGCAATCACGAAATCGGACCACCGCCTCGTTACACTTGGGCACTCTGTGCGTAAGTGGCTTATTGCAGGTCTTCACGCCGATCGTCGATCGATGACCTCGCTTAGCGGGGATCACCGTTTGGCTGTTTCCAGGGTCTTCGAGACTGAGTCTCTGGACCACTGGAATGTACTCTCTGCAGACCTTAAGTCTGCATCGGACCTTCTCCCATTCTGGTTCGTCGAGGCCCTCG